ACGCCCCAAGAAAACCTATCGTATTTATGGCCTTTCGCCGATACGTTCAAATATGCCGGGCCATTTCGGTTGTTGGGCCATCCATGACCCGGCGTTTGGAGGAGGAGGTGATGAAAAGCTAATAAAAGCTGATGTGTGGATTGTTTTTGCAAGTGCCACACAGGACAAGAGCGGGCGGGATTTGAACCTTCACGTGGTAATCTTAACCTTTTCGACACGCCACGCTTCAACGCGACATTGAGGTTTCCAGCCTCATGTTCTACCAGACTGAACTACCGCCCCTGTCGCTATCAGCTTCGGAGGGGAGAAAAACTAAATAAAAAGGCTGGCAGGCAGGCTAACCCATCCGTCGCCTGCGTGGTCCCGTTAGCTCAATGTTGGCCTAACTCTTAGCGCTTCCTATTTCACCGCTACCAGCCTTATATTAGGTGCGATGGGGCAGGCAGGGATTTGCACCCTGCAGTCTTTATCCTACAATCAGACCTTGCGTTTTCGCCATAGCAGGACATTCAGGCTTCACGTTTTGGACGGTTTGGTTTATGACCGCCTTCTGCCCCCATCGCATAAATTTGTAATAAGTTGACTGATGGTCATAATACCACCTCCTTTCTGTTCGTGGTCAGCCAACCCGACCACAAATTGTATAGGACGGCGGTGTTTTTGCAACCCAAATCTATGCTCCATATGAACTTGTCTGGCCTATTATTTCAGGCCGAAAGAACTATCAAATAACCGTCATTTAACGGCTTTCAAATTTCATTTCACCTTCTCAATAAATTTTTTCTAAAAAAGACTTGACAGCCGCCCCGCCCTGCTGGTAATTTAGGTAATATGCTGTCCTTAGCATTTCGAGCAGGCGGCAAGGAGGCCATCAATAATAATAAAGACCGGAGGGGATCATCTGCGGATTGCTGGTACAAACGATGCAGAATCCCCCCTGCCGGTTCTTTGTATTCGTTATGTTTATTCGTTTGTACCATGATGTTATTATCGACACTTTGCCCCGAAAAGTAAAGTAAAAAATGTAAAAAAAAGTAAAAATTTTCATAAAGTCTTATTATGTAAAGACTTGCAAACGAACTTTTTTTAAGTTTTATTGTTACTATGGCTACTCGAATTACAGATTTGAATGATTTGGTTCAACCGACTGCTCAATGGCTCAATGGGCGCGGGCTGAAAATGGTGGACATTATTAATGCCGGAATCTACCAGCTAAAGGACAAAACCTATGACGAAGTTGGGGATATTATTGAGTTCCTGAACCATCAATCAATGGTTCTCTTACAAGCCTCAACCGAGATTGAAGCAGGGGCTGTCGTTTCCGCTGCCGAAGCCGACGCGTTAAAGCAGAAACAAAAGCGGCGTCGTCGGAAGCCGAAATCTAAGGCCCGCCCTCCCGGATAGCGAATCCCTCACATTTTTTCAAAAAGTCATAGTACCCTCTTGTCATCAGGACGCCATCGTAAAGCACTATGCTTCCCTTTATCACACTATCTGCTTTTTTGTTATCGTGGATTACGATTACTTTAGGGTGGCAGCCTGCCATAATAAAACAAATCATGCAAATTATAACAAGTTTAGCTTTTGCTTTTGTGTGGACAAACTCCATTATTGAACCTCTTTCCCAATTGACAGTTCCAGCATAATATCAGGAGTTGCGGGTAATATCTCCCCATTGCTCATTGAGACGCAGCCACTTATCGCTAAGCCGATTATACTCAGCAGAACCAACTTCGTGAGTACACATTTCATATTCAAGCTCCCGTATTTCGCCCAAGAGTTTACGTTTTTTGGCTTTAAGGGTGAACCACCGCCTGCCGATAGCAAGAATGAGCGTGGCCACCGCAACAATAGCAGCAGCTATCTTAATCATTGCCGATCTCTGTTTTAGCCCGTATCCGGCCAATAATAGCGAGCACTGACGCGATTGTGAGAATAATTCCGTTCAGCACTTCCGCAATGTTCTCGGTTTCAGCGGCAGCATTGCCAACCTTTATTCCAAAGATTGTCAATATGCTAATCACCGCCGCTACGAGCCCGGCGTTAATCGTGAGGCTCTGATACCATTTCTTCGTGTCCATCTTCTTTGTCCTTTCCATTAAGTAATAAAGTTAATCTATTTTCCAGCCCCTTCATTTGATGGGATGCTGTTTCTATCAGGGCGTTTACTTTCATAAAGTCGCCCGCTAACTGTTCAAGTTCTTCGTCAGTAACCGTTGTGTTCTGTTTCATTTGTCAAGTTTCGTTTTAATTTCTTTGATGCCCTCCTTTATATATACGATATCGGTTCGCTGCTCGATCATTGCCCTATCTAACGCCCCGATGGAATGGTAATGTCGTGAATCTGTTTCCGCTTGTTTTGCTATTTCAGCGCAGTTAGTTTCTACTTTGTGGTTCAACTGGCCGTAGCCATAAATGACAATTATTGTGGCAACTCCGAAAGTGGTCAGTAGCTTCATCCATACGGTGATTTTACTGCCACAAGTTTCGTTTTCCATGTCACTGCCCTTCTATTAAAAACTTGTTAATCTTCGTTACAATTTGAATATCTCTTGCCGTCGATGGTAATTGCTTAAATATCTGCTCAAGTCTTTCTTGTTGAGCCTTTTTGTATGTTTCGGCAAGCTTACGTTTTTCCTTGTCAGTTTTAGCCCTTGAAATTTGTACCTGCAATTTCTTTAATTTCGTTCTCGGCAAAAACATTCTGTTTGTAAGACGTTTTTTAAGAACTTCCGCCACAATGCCCGCTTTCTTTGCTTCGCTAATATCATCGGGAACATCTATTCTTTCGGCATATTCATCGTATATTTTCGATAAGGGTTCAGTAAACATTTCAGATTCGATGAAATCTTCAAGCTCAAGATTAGTAGCAACCCAGGCGTCCTCAACTTGACCGAGATATTTATATTCTTTTGAAGCGATTTTCCTGATTTTTTCTACATCAGCAAATTCGAGAGTTGTTTTTTTGCCGTCCTTACCCTCGATAACAATCTGGCCTTTTTTGTGCATATCGTATATGCCCAGTGCTCCCTTGCCAGCAAGGCTGTCCATCAGTTTTCTTAGAGCAACGTCCTGCGGTAAGCCTTTTTCATAAGCCTGTATGGAAGCTCCCATAAATGGTACGAATGTTTTGACAATATAAGCAGCGATATCTTTGGCTTTCTCGTCCGGTGTCAATCGGTTGTATTCTCTGCGATAGACGGGAGCTTTGTCATACGGGTCTCTACCGGTTTTTAGGCCGGAATACATCCTGATAAACGGCGTTATAAGATATTTTGCACCTTCGTATTCTTTTATCCCCCATTGTTTTATCGTTTCGATAGCCGCTTCTTTGGGTTCCATTTCTCCACTTATAACGCGAGAACCGTAATCGGTAGCAATGGAAAAAATCTTAGTTCCGATTAAGGCATCCTGCGGTAACTGCAAGGACCATACACGTATAGTACCATCAGGATTTTCACCCAAAACAAAATGTACCCTGTTTCTGACATAATCCGGCAGTTGAGATTCAAGCTCTTTTGTCACCTCGTTTCGCCTATTATAAGCAGCCGCCATTATAGGAAGCGCCATAAATGCGAGTGTGCCCTTAAAGGGATGTTTCTTGTACCAGTTCCATATAAGTCGCGATGCTTTGAAATACCATGTCCCAAAGGGAGCGACGCCGCCGCGAATAAATCTCCTAAATGTCTTTGATTGAGCGGCATAATCTACTAATACTTCCCTTGAAATCTTGCCGAGTGCATCCATTTCGTCTAATCCTGTAGTGTCGATCCAGTTATGAGCCTCTATAAACTGTTTTGCGTTCCCGGCCTTTTGCGCTTTTATCGCCGACGACGCATATGCAACGCGCATAATCGATTCTCTGAAATCAGACACATCCCTTGCTTTGGCCATCAGCCAATTTATAGGATTTTTGGAATGGCGCCCGACCATCAACTCCGTACTCGAAAAGGTCTGCATGACATCGTGTTTTGTTATAAAATCATCGAGTTCCTTCGCATATTTCGGCTCTAATCTGCCTGTCAAATACCTTAACGAAGTGTCAATCTCTGAAAGAAATGCTAATGGTTGGGGATGCTGTATCATGGACATCCAAGTATCGCCAACGAAATTGTTGACGTTAAACGATGGGAAGTGCGAGAGAATAGCCCATGACTTCCAAATACCTGTAGCCCTATTTATATAATAAATTGCCCGTCCGCCGCGTTCGCTGAAATCCCTGAAGGTATTATACATTTCTTCGGGAATAAGTGACACATTCTTAAAAGAACCCATCGCGGCTTCGCCTTTTTCGGTCATATAGATCGCGCGGGAGAAAGGAATATCAGGCGTGTATGCCCTATATCGCTTGCCATCGACGATATAGATGCGCCCGGGTCTCGGTGTCTTTGCGTACCCCCTGGCATCCATACCGAATAATTCCCGCCTCAATTCTTTGGTCATTCCCGGCTTTATGTCGTATTTTTTGACCTGAGTTTCGATAAAATCTTCAACGAGATTGTTATATTCCACTTCCATCATTGAAGCGAGAAGTGAGCCCTGATCCTGTCGGTATTCTTTGGTAGTTCCTACGGCTTTTTTAGTATAGCCCCGAAACGGTCTTTTTAATCTTGTCGGTATGCCCGCTGTGGGCGCCCATTCGGGCGTATAGTCCTCGACGTAATGACGGACATAATCCTGTATCTGCTGACCTTCTTCGAGAACTCCGCGCTCGACGAGTTTATTGGTATAAGAATCCATTATCTTACGGTATCTGTCGGCGGCGGCTACGGATTCGGGTGAAGCATCCTCCATTACCGTATCAAGTATTGCCTGAGACTGTTCAAGGTTTATTTCTGGATTGCCCTTGCCGAGCTTTGTTCTGGATAGCTGATCTCTGGCGTAGAGAATTTCGATTGACTTTTGAATATCAGCTTTATCCATCCCGCCCCAGATAGCTTCTTGTGCGTGTTCATAGACGTTCTTTCTGGCCTTGTTAAGAGCCCCTATCAAGTCGATACGAACAGCATTTCTAAATTCGGGCGGTGCTTTAGGATAGAAACGGAATTTATCAATATCATTTTTGATATTCTCTGTTGCTATTTTGGCTCTCTCTGCTGCTTTTTGTGCCGATTCCTGTACTGATTCAGGGATAGAAACTTTGACAAAGCCTGCTTCGTGCTTGGGGTCGCTAATGTGTTTGATAAATTCGTTTACCTTCGGGGCTTCCTTGCTTGGGGATAACTGCTCCCCCGCTCTTATTATTTCAGCGAAGCCCTCTCCCTTTAATACAGTTACATCGCTTTCGGAAATAACTCTGATGAAATTATTA